ATCTTGGAATATGGATTTTACATCATCTATTGAATTTTCTGTAACCGCAGTTATTGTTTTAGTATCATTTACACCATTTACTTTAATTGGTTCATCAACTATAAATGTTCCAGATGTTGAAGTTAATGTTAGAGATGTAGCATTACTTGCAGCTGCCTTTAAATGTCCTCTCGCACCACTTCTTTGACCTTCGATTAATGACCCGTCCACCGCAGTAAGACCACTATTGACTGTTATTGTAGTAAATGTTTGTATATCCCATAAGAATAATTCATATTCACTTGTTGAACCTGAATATCCAGCAGACTCTAACTTATAGTCATATACTCTTGCGACTCCTATTTCTGTACCAGCTGCAGCTGCATGGGAAGAACCTATTCTTTGATTTCTTAGAGACACCACATGATTAACACCCATTCCTACAAATGGAGCTCCATATACACGATTTACTTTTATCTTACTAACTCTATCAAATGCGAATACTTGATTATCTAACTTTTTAATTGTTCTTGGTTTTTCTACATCTATAAAATTACTTCCAACCTTTTCTATTTCATAACCTCGTACGTAAGCCTTGCCTGGTGATATCTGAAAAATCATACTATCACTACTTGGCTCATTACCTTGCGAAGTCTTTTGTTCCCTAAAATATACTCCGTTATTACCTTGTCTATTGTTAAGAGACTCCCTAACCTGAACTCCAAACTGTTTTACATAATAATTACCACTTTCATCAAAAGTTCTTCTTGCAAATTCATCGGCTAAAAGATTATAATCAGTCTTTTTAACCATCCTCTGAATGGAACCTTCTTTTAATCTTAATAATTCTATGAAGTTTGCATCACTAAGATCATCTATATCCTTTTTAATTAGTGTTGGTTTTACTTGAAATCTATCAGCGCCAGGAGCCGCAAAGTTTGAGAATCCAGCTGCATTATCAAATAAGTCTGAATCATCAAATGCAGATACTATATTTTCATCAATGAATAAACCAACTCTATAGGATGGGAGATCACTGTATTGATCAACAATAATAGTTTGAGTATTTACTTTAACAAAATATCCACGAATGAAATATACACCTTCTTGAACAGTAGCTGCAGATCCTATTGATGTAGCATTTAAAGCAATTGCTGTCGCAAAAGGGTTATTAGCTATGACTCTAGATATACCATATTCAATATCACTAGATGTAATTAAATTTTCACCGTCATTAAAAACGTTAGTTGCAAAGTCATTACCAGATTTACTATATTTTACATATAAAGTATTATGTCCTCTTTCTGATTGAGTAGATAGTATATAATTTACAACTGTTGCTTCAACTCCAGAAATTTCTCCTCTTATTGTTTTTCCAACTAATTTGTCAAGATATTCTGATATAGGTATGCCTAAGAAAGTATCTTCTAATTCTATGGCATGATACAATGAATCATAACCAATCTGGCCAGGAATGACCATCGAACCTTCTTTAAAGAAGTGTTGTCCAAACTTCTCTATTTGATTCTGAAGTATTGTCTGTAACTGAGTTAGTTCTCTAGCCTGAACTGGTATGCCAGGTCTTGTCCTAATTGAACTAGAGCCGTTCCAACTGTGGTAGCAGTGCCTGGATTAGAACTTGTTCCAAAACTAGTGTCTATTCCTAATGCATTACCAGATGCATTACCAACAATAGTGTAACTACCGCCAGGCCCAATTTGAGATGTGAAGTCTACCATTCTGAATCCATAAGTTGTAGATCCAATTCCAGTAGGATTATATGTCTTTAATATACCAGTTGATGAATCCCAATTTGCAACATAACCAACTGCAGTTGATCCAACACCAATTGTTTGTGATACTGGTGTATCAACAGTGAATGTTGTATCTGCGATATTACCACCACTAATAGTTTTTAGTTTTAATGATGTTAACGATACAGCACTTGATTTAGTTAAAGCAGCTCCAGAGAGAGTTTTTGGATTCTTAACAAGACCAACTCTAGCAAAATCATTTCCTACAACAAAGTCTGGGTTTGATGAATCATTTTCAAACCTAGCATACATCAAAACTCTAAACGCACCTAGTTCTTTGTATACATCGAAACCATGTCCGCCTGGTGGTGGAATAACAACTTCTATATCCGCAACTGATGTACCAGCAACACCAACAGCAGACAATCCAGCAATTGGCCCACCTATCTCAGTGCCTGGAGCGCCAGGATAGAATTGAACTGTTCCACTTGTGTATCCAGTTCCACCGTTTGTAACTGTTACATCAGAAACTTTACCTTGAGAGTTAACTGTAACAGAAACTTTTCCACCAGTTCCATCTCCTAAGATAGGAATATTATTAAATGTAGTACCGATAGGTTGATATCCATCCCCTGCATTTAATATGACAGCTGTTTCTATCTTACCATCAACTGCATTGTTTTTAATATCAATTGTTTCTCCAGTTCCCCAAGAATTAGGAACAGGCATAAAATCAATCGAATCAAACTTTATGATTTGGTTTGGTTTGATGGTATAAAGATATTTCCAAATATATCCATCACCAGATGTACCAGCAGCTCTTGGTTCCAAATCAACAAAAGTTGGTTCATCTAGTGATTGTCTACCTTGTGGGTTATCAGGACTTTGACCATTATTAATACAAATATAAACTTTAAGGTCACTATTTACAACATAATATTGCGAATCATATAAATTTGTAGAAGATGTTTTGGGACTCTGATTCTCTCTAGTATATCCATTCTTATACATTTCATATACTGTACCAGCTGTCCAAGTGGTTTTCTTAACCATTCTTTGAACATCATCACTACTTAATTGTTTAAGGCCAAGCATGGTATCCCATGCATCATTATATTCTTTAAATCCATCCATAGGGGCTGGAGTATTTGTATTCCAATCAGTTTGACCATAACCAGCACCAATATCTTGAGAATTGGGTAGACCTATAAAACTATAATAATACTGCGATGTATCAGCTACACCAGCGACAAAATTCGCAGCATTTAATATTCTAAATTGATCTGAAATAATCGCAGGCATTTTATTAGACTATTTTTGTTTATTTATGTTGTTTTATCAAAGTCACTATAGGTTGTAGCTAAAGGATTGATACGTCTGACTTCAGGAGCAGTCGTTATCCCAGTATAACCATTAGTGGTATTAATATTGAATACTTTTGGATCTGTCGTAGATCTTGTCAAGTTGGTTAATTTACCGAAACTGTAATCACCAAGTTTTGGCCCAGTAATTGGTGTAATACCAGTTGTTGAGTTTATGTTACAAAATACGGTGACAATACCACTATTGGAAGTTACAGTTCCCTCAACCTTATATATGTTATCAGCAAAGCTAGTTCCTACACCAACATTATTACCATCTTTATCAATTGAGGTTACACCAGTTCCAAACACTGTATTTTTGAGAACAAAGTAATCGCCAATAGCTAATCCTGTTTTAGATATATTACCAAATGCAGCTTTTTCAAGGAACTCATCAGCATCCAATGCTAGATTAAGAGTTGCACGACTGTTAACACCACTAGCACTGACTGCAACACCAACAACAACTCCATAATCACCAGTTACATTTACTGTATTACATTTTTCACGAGTCACAATTTCCTGACTTAATAACACTGTTGGATTGGTGCCTTGTGTATATCCAAACCCACCTTCATTAACAGTTATTGCACTAATTGTACCACCAGCACCAACTGTTGCAGTTGCAGCTGCACCAACTTTTTCATATCCACTCCAAGCAAGACCTGACTGTATGCCAACTGCAACCATCTTATTATCACCATAAGTTACCGCATTTAATTGAGTTCCTAACGGAGTCCCTGCGGAAACCACATGTTTCTTATACCAAGTTGATCCATCCACAGAGTTCATAGCCATTCCAGCACCACCTACAGCCAACCAAACATTGTTTTGATAATGAACACCATTTAACTGGAATGTGCCACCAGCAGATACAACTGACCAATTTAATCCATCATCTGCAGAAGATATAATTGTCCCT